ATGCAGTACCTTCCGGAGTGGATGAAGGTCGCTAAGATTAAAGTTGACAACAGAACTTCATTCGAACTCTCAAATGGTTCGCAAATTAAAGCAGCATCAACTTCAGGAGACGCTGGTCGTTCGGAAGCATTGTCTCTTCTTATTATTGATGAGGCTGCGCACATTGATGGACTTGATGATTTGTGGACCGGTCTTTATCCCACACTATCGACAGGTGGGCGCTGTATCGCGCTCTCAACTCCAAATGGTGTCGGTAACTGGTTTCACAAGACCTACGTTGCAGCAGACAATGGAGAATCGGATTTTAAACCGGTTAATCTTCCGTGGGACGTGCATCCCGAAAGAGATCGAGCATGGTTTGAGAAAGAGACAAAAAACATGTCTCGTAGACAAATTGCACAAGAATTAGAATGCAACTTCAATACTTCTGGTGATACCGTTATCCACCCTGATGATATTGCTTGGTTGCAAGAACAAATTAAAGAACCAATATATAGGACAGGGTATGATAGAAATTTTTGGATATGGGAGAAATACCGAGATGGAGGTCATTACCTTCTCGTTGCCGATGTTGCTAGAGGCGATGGTGCTGACAACTCTGTTTTTCATGTATTAGACGTTGGAAAGATGGAGATAGTTGCCGAGTATCAGGGCAAACCATCACTTGATATGTATGCTCAAATGTTATACTCAGCAGGTATGGAATATGGTAAATGTCTTCTTGTTGTTGAGAATAATGGCATTGGTATCTCTGTATTTGAGAAACTTAAAGATATGGGATATGAGAATCTTTATTATTCTGTAAAAGGAACTCATGAGTTTGTTGATGCATCTCAAGGAGAGTTTATGAATAATGCTATCGGCGGCTTTACAACCTCAACCAAGACACGTCCACTTATCGTTGCAAAGCTTGAAGAATTTATTCGAAATAGAATTATTAAGATACCATCAGCCAGAGCCTTTGACGAATTCAGAACTTTTATCTGGAATAACGGAAAACCCGAAGCCATGAGATCTTATCATGATGATATCGTTATGTGTCTTTCTATTATGTGTTGGGTAAGAGACACAGCACTTGAGGTTTCACAAAAAGATCTTGAATATCGCAAAGCCATGATAGACGGAATGTACATGAAAAAGAACATGTTGAATACAACGATAAAAGGTCAAGATGGGTACAATACAGATTTCGAAACTAAATATAAAAAAGAGTTAAGCCATGCAAGAAAATTTGCATGGATATTCAAAGGATAATAAATGGCTAAGAAAAACAGAAACTTAGGGAAGAACCCCTATAATCCAGAGAATGGTCTTTTTCGTTCATTAACAAGATTATTTTCTGGTCCGATTACACAAAGAAGAACCCAACAAGGTCGCGCTTTAAGGAGACGACACTTGGATGCTTATGCTTCTCGTTTCACTTCTGCGTCTGGTAAACAGTTTAAAAAGCAAGAATATAATCCAATGAATATCATGACTGTTAACATGATATCAAATCGAAACAGAGCTGAGCGTTATGTTGACTTCGATCAAATGGAATACACCCCAGAGTGTGCTTCTTCTCTTGACATCTATGCAGACGAGATGACAACACATTCGTCTTTGCAACCAATGTTGAGAATTAAATGCCCAAATGATGAGATTAAGACAATTCTTGATAATCTTTATCATAATGTTCTTAACATCGAACACAACCTATTTGGTTGGTGTCGAACCATGTGTAAGTATGGAGATCTTTTTCTGTATTTAGATATCGAAGAATCAATTGGTGTTCGTGCTACAATTGGGCTTCCACCACAAGAAATCGAACGTTTAGAAGGTGAAGACGAGACAAATCCGAATTATGTTCAATTTCAATGGAACTCAGCCGGAATGACACTTGAAAACTGGCAAATGGCACATTTTAGAATACTTGGTAATGATAAGCATGCTCCATATGGAACATCTGTCTTGGAACCAGCAAGAAGAATTTGGAGACAACTTACTCTCCTTGAAGACGCAATGATGGCATACCGAATTGTCCGTGCACCCGAAAGACGCGTTTTTAAAATTGATGTCGGCAATATTCCTCCACAAGATGTTGAACAATACATGCAAAAGGTTATGACTCAAATGAAGCGTCATCAAGTCGTGGACCCAACAACAGGTCGACTTGATTTAAGATACAATCCATTATCAATTGAAGAAGATTATTATATTCCTATCCGTGGAACATCAAACACGGATATTGTTAACCTACCCGGTGGAGCCATGACCGCAACAATTGAAGATGTAAAGTATCTTAGAGATAAGTTGTTCTCCGCCCTTAAAATTCCCCAGTCCTATCTGACTATGGGAGAGGGAGCGCAAGAAGACAAAACAACACTTGCACAAAAAGATATTAGATTTGCAAGAACAATTCAAAGATTACAACGAGTTGTTATTGCTGAACTTGAGAAGATTGGAATCATTCACCTATTCACCATGGGTTTCCGCAATGACGATCTTCTTGGATTTAAATTACAGTTAAACAATCCATCAAAGATTGCTGAACTTCAAGAGCTTGAACATTGGGATAAAAAATTCTCTGTCGCTGGAAATGCAACGGAAGGATATTTCTCAAAACGTTGGGTTGCTGAGAATCTATTCGGGCTTTCCGATGAAGAGTTTGTTCGTATGCAACGCGAAATGTTCTATGACAAAAAGTTTGGCGCTAGTCTTGAAGCTGCTGCTCAGCCTCCTGCCGAGGGTGGAGGAGATGCCGGTGGTGGACTTGGTGATCTCGGAGGAGGTGGAGGTGGAGACCTTGACCTTGGTGGAGACACTGGTGGAGATCTAGACTTAGGTGGTGATGCCGGAGGCGAGGCTGCTGGGGACACGAGCCCTGGTGCCGAAGGGGGTGATCAAAATGACGACGTTCTCTTGGCTGAACCACCCGCTAAACGAGATGACGAGCCAACATATAAGCGTGGTAAATACAAACGTCATCAAACTTCATATTCAAAAGGTGGTAGAAGTAAACAAATGAAAAACCAAGCCACTGGAGAATATGGAAACACATATAGAACAACCTTTCAAGGTAAGTCCGGTTTTGGTGGCTTAGATTCTATCGCTCGTGGAATTACAGAGAACCGAGAAACTGAAGAAGAGAAACTATTTAAAACATCAAAGCAAGTTGATAACTTGATTGAGAGTCTATTGAAAAAGGTGAAAGAAGATGAAACTAACTCTTGAAAGAATAAAAAAAATAATTAAAGAAGAACTTAGCAATCTCAACGAAGGCGAAGTGCCTCAAGAAGTTAAGGAAAAAATCTTCGCGCAAATGAAAAAAGATAAAGCAGTTCCGGAAGGTGACACTATTGAAGATGCAGAGTTTTGGGAAGTTGAAAAAGGTCATCGTGGAGCTGTTGAACATAACGGAAAATATTATTACGGAGAAATTTAATGAAGCATAATAAGAAAAGAAATACCGCTTTTCTTTACGAATCTCTTGTAAAAGAACTAACAAAAGCAATTGTAAGACAACAAGAAGAAAGAAAAGGAAAGATTGTAAATATTATTAGAGAAAACTTTGCAAAGGGGTCCCTATTGCAACGAGACTTAGATCTTTACAAATCTATCTTGGAAAACAAAGATAAAATGACAAAAGATTTTACAGAACGTTTTCTTGTCGAGACAAAGAAAGATTACAATGCTATTGATCGCAAATCTGTTTTCAACGCTCAAACAAAAGTTATAACACAGATTAATCAACAGCTTGGCTCAGATGTATTCAAAAACTTTGTTCCAAATTACAAAGATATTGCAACAGTTGGTGCTTGGTTTCAAGATAATATTCCACACGCTAAATCTCGTCTTATTGTCGAAACAAAAGTCAAAGCTTTGCTTGTTCCCTCCGAGACACAAGAAAAAGAAATGAAACATATTGATAATCTTACATACAAGACTTTCGTAAACAAATTTAATGAAACTTATAAGAACTCTCTCAAAGAGAACCAAAAGAAGCTTTTAACAAACTACATTGTTTCGTTCTCAGACAATGGCCTCGGACTCAAATCATTTGTTAATGAAGAAGTTGGAAATTTGAAAGAAAAACTCGCCGAAAAACTTTCAAAGGGTGTTGACACCTTTGGAGAAGAAAAACATCAAAAACTCCAAAAAGTCTCGGTAATTCTTGAAGATTTTGGTAAGAAACCATTAGATGAAAAACTTGTTAAAAAGTTATTTTATATTCAAGATTTGGTGGAGGAAATATAATGGTTCGTGTTAATATTTTGAAACCATCTGGAATTGATGTTGTTACATCAGCTGAGCGTGACGCTGGGCAAGTTGATGTTGGTATTGGCCGAGACACATCTATTAAAATCAATCCAACTGTTGGTGTTAAGATTACAAACAATAGATTGAAAGATTATGTTTTTGAATTGACAGCTCGTGAGAATTTAAGCGGAGATCTTATGATTTATGATCATAAGGATATTGATATTGTCCTTATGCAAGAAAAGAAAAAGATTGTTGCATTTGCAAAGGATATGCTTACTGATAATGTATATGGTGCTGAATCTCGTTTGTTTGAGTATTTGAGAAAACATGGTATTGTTGCTTATGATTCAATTCAAGGTGGTAATATCTATGGTTCTATGGAAGCTAAAATTATTGATTCAAAAAAATATGATTCTGTTAGAAGCGCTCTTGTACAAATCGCAGAGTGGTTCAAAGAAGAAGGCCCGATGATCGAAGAAATGGAACAGCACGATGAAATGATGGATGATGAATTATTGAATCCGGATGACGACAAAGCCACAGAACTCGGAGAAGTTCCACATGAAGAAGAGAAAGGATCAATTCTTCAAAAGAATCTTTTTGCTCCTTATCTTTATGGGAGATACACATACTGATGGATAATATAAACGAAATTTTTGATGCATGGAGAAAATTTACAAATTTTCTCGGAATAACCGATGAAAAACCTAAGAAAGAATACAAAAATGATCTTGGGGTGTTCATGAAACCTACTTGGGATAGTCTTCTTTTGGTCCTATATACACCGGTAACAAAGGAAGAGGATAAAAGCTTAGCATTTAATGTTATCGGTGGAATTTATATTAAAGATACGGAACAACCTTGTATTGGCCCAACTATGCAAGTAAGTAATGTTTATGTTGACGAAAAATTCGCAGGTCAAGGATATGGTCCGTTAATTTATGGTATGGCTTTTCTTCTAGCAAGCAAAAGGGGTTCAAATTTAACTTCTGATCAAAAGGTTGGTACTAAAACTTCTGCAAGAGGAAGATGGGACAAGATGATTAGCAGAGGAGAAATCACAAGTCAAAAAACAAAGGCTGGAAATGATCATTTTGATTACACTGGAAAAGAAACACCAGATGATCCTCAAGACAATTGTGAAAAACCAACTGAACAAACAGCAACCGATCAATCTTGGAAAATGAAAAATACAAATAAATACGCTAAATATTTGTACAAATACGGTAAAAACCATGAAACTTATGAAAAGAAAATGAAAAAAGTAGCTCCTAAATACAATTTTAAAGAACAATTGTTTAATGACTTTGCTGATGGGTTTCATAAAGCATATAATAAATAATAAAAAAGGTTTTGTAATAATGAAAAGAATATTAAATGAATGGCGAAAGTTTTTAATCTTAGAAGGTGCTCCAACTATACCATTTGATAATGAACATCTTGAGAAAGATCTATGTGTTTATCATTGGGACGATGATGATGAAGAACACCATATTGTCTTGTATAGAAAACAAAAATATGTTGACGATTTTTATGTAATTGGATATATTGCTGCTATGCAAATAACAGAACCTGGTGATGATAGGCTTCAATGCATCCCAAACACATTTCAGGTTTCTGCTGTTTATGTTGAGCCCGCTCTGCAAGGCCAAGACTTTGGTAAACTTCTTTACTCTCTTGCTTTTGCTGCTATTCCTGATGGAGCCGGTTTAACATCTGATAAATATTCTGGAACATTACCCGGTGCACAGAGAGTTTGGGATTCAATGTCTAACAGTCCTGATTTTGCAAAAAGAAAGACTTCTAAGGGAAATGATGAGTTTGACTACACAACATACGAGACACCAAACGACCCAGAAGATGATTGTGGAACTCCATACAAAAAACACGATGACAAAAATGCTTCACATCATTCTCTAGAAAAAGTTAATAATTCGGCCGGTGATACATTGTTGAATATGTACAAATCAAATCATGAATCAAATGATTATTTGAATAAAGAAGATTTTGAGAAAAGAGTACTCACATTTGGTATGAATAGATTTGGTGAAATATATTCTAGACTTGCAAATAAATCATTAAATTAGAGGTTATCGTGGAAACATTACATTTTATTCTTGCCTGTTATGGCATGACTTTTATTCTCGTCTATGGAAAAATCTTTGAAGACTTGAGGCCAGAGAAAGACTACACAAAGAAATGGAACACACTATTTCATTGTCCACTATGCATGGGCTTTTGGGTTGGTGTATTTATGTGGGCGATAAACCACTTTACCGAACTATTTACATTTGAATATTCATTAATTAACGCATTTTTGTGCGGGTGTATCTCCGCAGGTACATCTTATCTTTTATCTATGTTGGTTGATGATTTCGGTTTTAGAAATGGAGTTAAAAATGACTAAGAAAAAATGGATGCTACAACCTGTAAGACGTTGCTGTTCTGGTAGCTGACTCGAGCGGGTAACGCCCGCTTTTTTATTTATGGAGATTTAAATGTCAAAACAATTATTAACAGAATTTCATGAGCTTTGCAAAGATGGTATCTG